CCGATCATCACGAGTGCCCGCCGAGTCCCCGGCGTGGCGGAAGTGGAGAAGTGGGGCGGCAAGGTCTGGATCTCGGACGAGGCCCGGGACCGAAACGACAGCCTGCTCTTCACGAACCAGCTCCGTCAGCTCGGCAACACGATCGTGCGCAAGATCAACGCACGCGCCATGCAGGTTCTGGCCGCTATGTTCACGGCCTACCCCTCCCGCGTCATCGCCAGTCCGAACAACTGGGCGACTGTTACACCGTACGGCGCTAGCCCGACGCCGCCGGTGAACTGGCCCGCCCAGGACTTCGCCAAGGCTGCTGAGATTGCGGAAACGGATGAGATGGGCATCCGGTTCGACCTGTGGATTCTGAACCCGACGGACTACACGAATCTGCTCGTCCTGTACGGCGGCGACGGTATCCAGGAACTGCTCACGACGCTGGGTCTGGAGATCTACGTTACCAACCGGCAGGCGGCGGGTGTCGCGACCGTCGTGGCGCAGCGCCAGGTCGGGCAGATGCGGACCGAACAGCCGCTGGGTACGGAGACCTGGCGGGAACCGAACCGGCAGAGGACCTGGGTGCAGTCAAGCGTGCGTCCGCTGATGTTCACGGACAACCGCTTCGCCGCACTCCAGTTCACCAGCATCGCGGCATAGGAGGCCGACGTGACCGTGCCAGAAAACATCCAGACGTACCCTGTGCGAGTCCTCGTTCGTGAGGTCGGCTATGTCGGCATCGAAGAGGATATCACCGGGCAGCCGCAGATGGTTGCCAAGCGGGGCTACGGTCCTCGTCAGCCTCAGTTGGATCCGAGCGAAATGGATCTAGAGCCGGATTCAACTGAGCTGGCGGACGCCATCGATGAGTTCGAGCGTGGAGAGATCATCTACCTCCTGGCGGACGACTACAAGCGCCATATGAAGTACGGTGTGGTGCGCGACGTTGCGACAGAGCCGGACGCCGAGCAGGAGGCTGAGACATTTCTCGACCCGGACACGGCTACGGCCGATGACCTCGCAAACTGGATTCGTCAGGAGAAGCCCACCGTCAACGACGTTGTGCAGGCCAGCCAGGGCGACGCGGCACTCGCCACGAAGCTCCTGGAAGCTGAGTCGCTGGCGCACGACGGCGAACCGCGCGTGGGCGTCATGAACGGCCTCTCTGCCGTCATCCAGCGGGCAGAGGGCGAACTGTCGAGCTAGCCGTAAGGCAGACATGACGATCCCATCTGCATCTGATCAGTTTACCCCGTCAACCAAAGAGGTAGCCGGTTACATCAAGAACCGGACGGTGGACGGTAACAATAGCTATCTTGGTGACTTCACGAGCGACACGTCCGTGACGGATGCCGAGGTGGAATCTCTGATCTCGATGGCGGAACCAATGGTTCTCGCCGCGTTGCAGTGGAACCCGGCCGTTCCGAACATCGTAGGGATGAACGTCGATGCCGCGCGAGCGCTGGTCGCTATGTTGGCTGCCATTCTGGTTGAGCTAACGAAGTTCAGCGAACAGATCGCTCGCGGGGTGTCGCCGTACACCCCTCTGAAGGAACTCTTCGATGATCTGCTCTCCCAGAAGCAGCTTGAACTGGGGATCGTGTCACCGGAGCAGGGCCGCATCGGATTGTGGGACCTCGTAGCGAGGCAGGCTGGTACTGCCTACTTTGACTTCCCTGATGATCCGATGGTCAATTGGACAACGGCGTTCTAGATGTCTGTAGAAATCAACATCGACCCCGCGCACCGGCTCGACACCTTGGTGTTCGAGCTGGAGGCTATGGCTGAACGGGCGGACGATCTGTCGCCAGTGTTCGAGGTCATTGTCGATAAGATCATGGATCGGAACCGGCGCGGTTTCGAGAGCCGTGGTGCTACGACGGGCAAGTACTGGGCTCCGCTTCGCAACAACACAATTGCATCCAAAAAGTCGCATGCGTACCTACACCCCGATTCGCCATTGCGCGCGACCGATGATCTCATGAGGAGTTTGTCGGAACCGGGGGCACCTGGACAAATCCTAGAAATCAACGATAGTGACTTCACGTTCGGGACCACCATTTCGTACGCGGAGTTTCATCAAACCGGATTCACTCATCACAAGACTGGTCGTCATGTCCCGGCGCGGCCGCCGATGACGATCGCCAAGAAGCACATGCAGGAGTACATCAAGGACATTCGTGACTGGGTTCTCGATGGTGAACTCTGATGACTGACGTAAAGTACGGCCCTCTGACGAGTTTCAACGATTGTGAACTTGCCCTGCTGGAGTTGATCGACAATTGGTTCAATTCCTACCTCGCGGCTCGTGAGCGCAAGGTTGGCATTGTTCCTGGTAAGATCACCCGGCCCCGGAGCTATACTGTGAAGAATCAATTCACGACGCTACCGGGTGAAGAGCAGACTCCGCTCATCATCGTCGTGTCTGGAGGATTCAATGCCAGTCCGGACCGGCACGGCGATGGAACATACGACGTGTATCTCAGAATGGGGATAGCCGCCGTCGTACAGGGGCCGGAAGCCATAGCGACCCGTGCTTTGGCAGGACATTACCAGGCTGCCCTTTTGAGTTTGCTTCTGAAGAACCGTACCATGATGAACGGTCAGATGAGCATGTGCGAACTGCTCGATCTAAACATGGATGACATATCAGATGAGGATTCCGGACGCTCGCTGTGCGCAGTACGCCTCGCGTTCGAGTACAAGGTCCAGAACTTCGCTGAGGAGTACGATGGTCCGACAGTCGTGCCACCGGACCCAATTGTACCACAACCTGACGATCCAATCGTCCTGACGCACGATGAGGTAGTGGAGGCAATGCCGTGACCAAATTCTACAGTCCAGTGGAGGCGACAGAGAGGATCCTTGCCAACGGACGACCGGTGGCACCCGGTGAGCAGTTCGAGTTGAAGGGCGACGAGCTGAAGGACGAGCACAATAAGAGACTGATCGAGGAAGGGCACATCGTCGAGATCAAGAAGGAATCGACAGGAGGTGATGCAGAGTGAGGCCAGGCGTCAACGTCACGACTCGGGAAAACGCACCGCCTTCGACAATCCCGACTGATGTCGGCACGGGGTTCCTTGCCGGAGTGACGGAATCCGGCCCGACGACGCTCAAGAGCACCGATGTCGTCCAGAACATGGACGAGTACACGCGCAAGTGGGCATACAGCGGACGCGCCTTCGCGGCCGCCGTGACGATGTACGACTCCGCTGAGACGTTCTTCAACGAGGGCGGCAATCGTCTGTATGTCGGTCGCGTGCTTGGAACCGCCGCCGTGTCGGCGACCGGCGTTATCCAGGATGCTTCATCGGGCACGGTCTGGACGGCTACTGCTCGCGGGGCCGGTGACTGGGCGAACGATCTGAACGTCGTCATCACGACGACCACGGAGAACCCGAACATCCCGGCGGGCAACTACCACATTCAGATCAAGACCGACGCCGGTACTGTTTTGGAAGAGAGCTACGATCTGCCGGACAAGTCGGCCGGATCGACGTGGGCAACATCGAGCCAGTACATCAGCCTGGCAGACGGCGTTTCCGCTCTCAACCCGAAGGCCGGGTCAACCGCCCTCTCGGGCGGCCTGCTCGATGCCGGTACCATCAATGATGCCAGCTGGCAGACAGCTCTCGACCGCTTTACTAGCGACCTCGGGCCTGGTATCGTCTGTGCGCCTGGCAGAACGACTACGGCAGGACAGGTGCAACTCGCCAAGCATGCGGAGACTTACACTCGTGTCGCATTCCTCGATGGGCCGAACACAGCGACTGTCGCCACCCTGAAGGCGGTTCCGGCCGGTGTGCTCGGCAACACTGGCAAGCGGTCTCGGTTCGCGGGTGTGTTCGCACCGTGGCTCGTCATCGGCGGACTCACTGTCACTTCGACGCGGACCATTCCGCCGTCGGCAGCCGTGGCAGGGAAGTTCGCGGGCAACATGGCAGCCGGTCTGTCCCCGAACGAACCGGCTGCGGGTGACAACGGTATCTTCAAGACGGTCCTGGCCGTGACCCAGAGCTATCTGGATGTTGACAGGCAGTCCCTGAACGATGCCGGTGTCGATATCATCCGCGACCAGTACGGCACCAGGAAGGTGTACGGTTGGCGCAGCACGGCAGATCCGATCAACGACCGGAAGTGGATCAACCTCGGCAACTCCATTCTGCACCGCTCCATTGCTGCCCTAGCGGGAGCCGTCGGTGAGCGGTATGTGTT